TATGTTTGGCAGCTAGAGCAAATGAGTTGTTCTAAGGTACAGTGCTAATAATAGCAATACAAGAATAAGGTAAGCCAATCGGTGTGTTGGCATACACACTTCATGGTGAAGAACGCTTCGGACAATTTGTTTCAAGGTTAACCCGAAATTCCGGAAATTAACCAGGCTATGCCAGCTATTACAGCTGGTCACATTGAGTTTTGAACGTGCTAATGGCCCGCCACTTGGTGGGCTGGGGTCGTAGAGGTAACTCAACCAAACACATCCAGGGCATGTGATATTTGCTGACGCAAACTCACAGAGGCGTGATGTGGTTGGGTGCATGCCTACTAGTTTAGGCGGATTTCAAACTGCTCGGGTACATACTAAACCTACGTGTAGGTGGGGTCGCAGTGGTGCGAACAGTGTGAACACCCCTTTTATAATGGGGAATTTAGTAATTTGTTAGTCAATGGCTTACTAAACCATGCTCATGATGAAACATATGGTGGCAAGTAGATGATATCTTGAACTTCAATCCACTTACCGTGTGAGCCAACAACGCTGACTGGTCTGGTACCCTCGGGGTCCAATGATATATCCGTGACATACTGGGTGGTCAATTGGTCTCCACCGAGGTCAATTATACCTTCACCATCAACAGGATCGTTATCATTTAGTTGGGTAGCAACACGCCAATAAATGCGCGTGCCCAGTAAAAGTGGCTGTGAGCAGTATTGTAACGACGAATCTACGTTATAACCATCAACGTATGCGCTAACTAGTGAACCTGAGGGTAATTGGATGCCTACTGCATCTAGTGTCAAGGTGACATTAATACCGTCGGCGCCTATGTTGACTGGATTCCTAGGAAAGAACCCGGTTAAGGCACCAACAGTACTATGTAGAATCATCCTTGCCTGGCCTAAAGCGCCATTACCCCAAGTTCGCCAATTGGCGACACTACTTCCATTGATGGGAGATGAGAACAATATGTCATATTCGATCATTAGGTAGCCTTTCTGTGTAGCACTATCACCAGATGTTCTGAGAATGCCTGCGCATGTTTCGCGCGAGCCAGGGGCTATACCAACATAATACTTACCAGGTTTCGCAAACACCGACCCACTCTTCCAAAGAGGCAAAGTAACACTGCCTTCTGTTGAATAGATCGATTGAATGGATGACATGATGGTATCAGGGTCATCTAAAATAACCATGTTGACATAACCTTCAGTTGTGGCTGGGCACTGTGGTACCCAATGAACGGCTAACTTCTTAACCTCCCACCTGGCAAACATTTTGAAAAAGTTACCAAGGCGGAGATCGTGTGCAATGAAGTACGACGCGTCGAGTGGTAATCCGACATCGTTGTCATACAGTCCTTGTAATCTCTCCGTGTTTGAGACCCGCACGTTAGAAGCGGAAAAACGTGACTCGGTCCCTTCAGCAATGAATGTACTCTTCGTGCTGATTGATTTGCTAGCCTTCTTCCGGCGAGCGGTTTTCCCCTTTTTCTTAGAGCTGGCGGGAGTTCCAACTAGTCCGAGGTCTTGTAAGGCCTCTTTAAAGACTGACTTGACGTCTTGGTATGTGTCACTTACTGACACTGGATTTTTGAGCTTTGCTCTTTGCATTTAAATATGATTTACTTGCGCCCTCAGCGGGGTTTTGTTTAGAGCTCGACCTCCCGCGCCTCCAGCGCCCTCATCCGTGTGATATAATCAGAGAGGGTGCCGGTGCGCACGCTACGCCTGTACTGTATTGTCAACTCATTACAGGTTTCGCCATAGATTGCTCGACTGACCATGTCGTTCCATTGGTCGTCATGCATTGCTCTCAAAGAGCCTACGTTTTTAATATCTTTTGGTTTCATGTTTAGTGGTACTACATCACCACGCCAGTCAATAGGTTTCTTATACACAGGACATTTACTCAAATGTGCAGCAACGATATCTGACCGCGCCTGTGATCTTACACCTGGTGTGCAAAATATGCCTGGAGCCCTCGAAATGGCAACGTCTCTAAGATATGCCTTTTTCTCAGTCTCAGTCATGACTGGTATAGTGTCATCAACCCACCCTGATTTTAATAAAGTTCTACCGACCATCGGACCTAACGTCTTAATGGTTATTCCAGTATAAGCTTCATAACCGTGAGGATTCGGTGCTGCTGGCTGCGCAACATTTACAGGGTTGTTTTCAAGTAGGCCATCAACCCACCCCTGAAAATCTGGATGGAATCGATACCTTGTTGGGTCAATGGTTACTGACCAAAAGAACTGTGAACAAAAGGAGGCTGTCTCTCTGGGTCGAACAGCACTTTTAACTTTCATACCCAAACTGCGGGTGAAGGTGAGATAACCTTGTAGGTCGAACTGGCGGCCGTGGGCAAGTAAAGCCAGCATATCATCACCAAGGGCAATAAGGGCATAATCATCTTGAGTATATCCAATAGTAAGGAAATAGTATTCATGAAGCATGATGTTGAGAAGCGTGTTGCCACACGAAGTGTTAGCATCACCACTGTGTCTACCCTGACGTGGAACATAACGATTCCCATGTTTTGAGTAAACTCGAGCAGACTTGGCCTTATTAAACAGACCAACAGTCTTAGGTTCACACCCACAAAGGGCGTACAACGCTATCTCATTGTTCAATGCCTCGGGACATAAGTGTGCATCCCAGCGACTAAAATCCGTCTCCAAGACTTCAGTGGCACCCAATCTATCAGTATGAAAATCAAACCATAATCCAACATCCAGGGGTGTTAAGCCGGACGCATAACACAAATGTGAATCTGGATTGAACACGGTCTTCATGACTTCACTAAACGGATATGTCCACAACGACAAGTAGAACTTAGTAAGGGAATCGGCCGATTGGATAATTCTTGGCTCCTTAAATAAGCTTTCCTCATACGTCAGACTAAACTCACGTTTAACGAACGCCGAATAAACTGGTACTACGTCGCTGGCAGTGATAGCGCCAGCAAGGATTTTGTCATAGGAACGCTCTGCTTCCTCTTTCTTCGGTCCTTTCAAAGCTTCAATGTATTGCTCGGGTGACCAAGTAACGGCGGCCAGCCTCGCAGCATACGTCTGCATATGATAAGACACGTTTAACCACGCACGGACAACCGGCGGTGGTGTTACCATCAAAACTCTACCTGAGATGCCAACCAGCTCATTGTGAACATTGTTGGCGAACATCCCTGGCGTCAATCCCCGATTGTCTTCACCGCGGAGGAACCTGAGCACTCTTGTTGTGTCCCTCGAAGTATAACTAACACGGATCGGCTTACTAGTGACTGGATATGCATCGACATCATTTACGCACGTGACAGGTTCGACAGGACTGACGTATGCGGTATTCGCATAATACTCGGCTACAGCCCTGATGATCGTCTCATCAGCTTTAATGAGGCCAGACACTTTCTGGATCATCAGTGGGATTTTATTGGTGGTTTGGCCGGCTGCCAATAACTTAACATGGTCATTCAGTGGTACCTTGTAGTAGAAATCCACACCTTTGACGGTATAGAATACAGGGTGGTACTCGGAAACATGACACTCTCTCGGAACATTTTCTAGTTCTATGAATCGATTCGTAGTAAACTCAATATTGACAACGGTGCACTGCCTGACAGCAGCATAACATCGCACCATGTTGGTAACCTGTACCCTTATTGTCGAACGGAATGTGATGAACTGCCAAACACGGTACAGTATCGTCCGAATGTAATGAGTACGTGGATACAAATCCTCTTCATAAACTCTTCTAAACTTCATCTTAACGGCATGTCGCGTGGACGAAAGGTTCAAATTGGAAGCATGAACATTCAAATCCCGATAGCCATCTCTATCACCGCCCGCACATTGCATCAACAGATTCCGATTGTCGAACACAGAATTACCAATCGATCCTAATTCACTTGAGTATTCATTTCTGGCTCCGTAAACAACTACAGGTGCCATGGCATGATACCTCGCCCAGAACATAGAAAACACTCTAGGCGGTATGTGGTATAGGACGTCAATAGCAAATATGACGATACGAGTATGGAAGTCAGGATCAAATTTCGATACCCAACAATCACATCCTCCAACAACTTCATCTGGATTAAGTCTGGGCCGGTGCCAAAACTTCACACGATCCCGCCACGGTCTAACAGGCCTCTCATCAATCCACACATGTTTACAGTCACCAACTCGACGATGAAAGACATCATCCGGACTGAGAACGGGATTAACACAATGATTACAGAAAACGCGTTGGTGGACCGACGGAGCTAACCCAATGACAAAATCGGTGTCTTTTAGGCTACTCACAATACGATGGATCGCAACGTCTCGAGCAATATGTGCTTGGGCATGTTTGAAGTGTTTCGGTTCAGCCTCGCCATGTGGGACTAGTGGCTTACACTTCAGGGGGTAGGTGGGAACATTCTCTACATGCTCGTCGGCAAGGAACTTTGCATTATCCTCGTCTAGAGCAACTGGAAAAATCTTAAAAGTCTTCAACTTGTGAGCTTCAGCGAGGGCGGTAAGAATTAATTCATCACCGACACTAAAGTTCGCTTTGTGTCCGTTAACATCGACAAATCTGATCAGGTTTCTTGCATCCACGTGCTTAGCCTTTAACAACGCGCGTGCTGTTTCACGATCCAGGGAAACGACTCCCAGAGCGCACGCAAGGTGAAAACCAACTTTATCTTTATCAACCACGACACCACAATAACGCCTCTGTCTATCAGCTAAAAATGCCATAATAACTTATAAACAAAAACGAAAACAAAAATTAACTAAAGTCTGTATAAAACGATAATTAAACAACAAAAATTTTATGAATTGTATAAATTCAAAGAAAACAACAACAACAACGTGAGATTGAAATTAAGCGAATAATTTTTTG